TTTGCGCCATTGTCTCCGTGACGGACAGGTTGGGGTTGTAAGCGACTTGTTCAAAGTCGTCGTACCGATCCCTCGCCATTTCTTCACGGTCGTGGTAGCCTTCAAGCAATGCCTGTTGCTGCTTGGCGGTTTCCCGCCGCGCCAACAATTCCTCCGCTTTACGTTCGGCCAAAGCCTCTGCGTAATCTTCGTAGGTGTTGAACTGGTCGGCGCTTAGATCAGAAGGCGGTGCTGCCGCTTTCTGCGCTTGAGCCATTTCCAGTCGCTGGGCTTGCTCACGCTCCCACTTACGCTGTTCCCTTGCAAGCCGCTTGCCGACGATGGCGTCCAGTTCCTCCTGGGAGAAGGTCTTAGATGCTTCCTGTTCGACAGGCGTTTCCGGCGTCGTGTTTTCTGCGGGCTGGAGTGCTGCCGTAGCTTCCAGTTCCGGCGCGGAGGCATCCGCTTCGTTTGGGACATTCTCGTCCATGTATAACCCCTATGGAGTTCCCGGTGAGCCTCGCCGGTACGGTTATTGGCCAGAATACAAGGTTTGTTGCGGTCTGGCAATCTGCGGTAGAGATGCGCGCGGCTTAACTGTTACCGCGCGGCATAGAGTTGCGGATGCGGAGCGCCTACCGGGCTTTCGTTGTCGCGGGCGCGGTCAAAATCTTCTTGAATTTGACGGTTGATGGATGCGATCAACGGGGCGGCTAAACGGTATGGGGCTTCTACCAACGCTGCGTTAAGAACTTTAAGCTCGTCAGCAGTAAAGGACAGTTGGGTCTTGCTCATGAGATCACCGCCAGTTTTCTAAGGTTTCCAGATGAATCTTTAACTTCGATGTAGCCCGTAATGGGAGCATCCGCGCTTCCGGTAAGCGAACCAAATCTTATTTTGCCTGTGCCTTTTGGCGTAAGCAATAAGTCTACATTGGTGTCTGTACCGTTTGCTTGAACGCTTGGTGCGCTGCCTGTTGCTTCGCTAAACAGACGTATGTGGTTTGCAACGCCGGTATTTCTACCGATAATCGCAACAAACCCTCCGCTGGCGCCAAGAATTTGCAATTGGTCGTTTACAAACGCCATTGATATTGATTTTGTAGGGTCGTCAGCGGCTGAATATATGGCGGCGCATTCGCTGTTGGTGTTGTTGTACCAACCGATAACGTGGCCCTTTGCCATAGCGATTGCGGTGCCTGTCCCGGTCACACCATCAGTGCCGGTGATACCGTCAGACGTAAAGACGATGCCTTTGTTCCATGACGCTGAGTTTTTACCGATCAAAATAGCGTTTGTGCATGGGTTGGCAGGTGCGCCAAAATAGGAAGCATCACCGCCGCCGGCAAGCCAGATACCAATGGTAGACCCACCCGGAAACTTTAAGTTAGGGTAGTTTTCGACGTTGGTGCCTTTGTTTTTGACGGCGATCTCGATACCAAAAGACGTGTCCGCGCCTGCGTTGCGGTTAGCCTCAAAATAACCGCCCCACACCAACTGAAGGGTTGGCCCGGTGTCGTCGTTTGTTGCGATGCCCAAAACGCCGATAGACGCATCGCCGTAGTAGCTGCTGTTTGCTTTGTCAGAACTGCGGGTGGCAAAAACACCGCCGAACTCACCATAGCTGGACACACTCAGCGTTGATGCGCCGCGTTCCATCCAATCGGCGCCCATTTGGGTCGCCAAAAAGGTTCCTTCGCCGGGGATCGGAAATTTAGTGCCTGGAGCCTCGCTTGCAGCGGCGTCAATAAACACGCGATCTGCAAACCGCCAAAAACGCGGTTGTGGCAACTCGTCCAGCCAAAAACCGCCGGTTGATAGCGTAGATGCTGCGGCCAGATAAGTTGTATTGTTTGCAAAAGTATTGCGCATTAACACATTGCCAAGCGCGGCTTCGGCTGTGGTTGCGGTTGCGTTAGCGTAAGGCGGATCATATACGACAACGTCAGCATTGATCGACGAAATGTCGATCACATTATCGTAAGTGCCAAGCAAAACGCCAAGTGACGTTTCGATAACGAATTTATACGGCAGACTAGTCGTCAACCAAATTTCGCCACCTGGCACGCGCCCTGCGCTGTCCAGCACAATGGGGTTAGTGTGGGGAGTGGCGCCGGAGCTAGACGTGTAGGTTGCCTGCGGCGTGGTCGTGCCAGCCGCGTAGGTGTAGATTTTGCCGCCGGACAAAATCACACCGTTGTTGTCAAAAAACTGCCCTGCGAAACCGCCAAGAGGTGAAGGGTTAACGGACATATGTAGACATCCTCGTTAAGCCCAAGGCAGGGGCGGCGTTACAACAGGTGGGTTGGCCATTGGGCTTTTTCTTTTACACTAGAACAATCGTGCCAGACCGAACAGTGCCGTCCGACCCCTTAGCTTTCACGGTTAGCGTGGTGTTGTTTGTTAGTTCAAACACGACATCGCCGTTGTCAACGGGCGTGACAGAAGCACCAGGAGTGAAGCCGAAAGTGCCGTTGACATCAAGCCGGTAGTCGGGAACGGTTTCGTTGATCCCAACATTGCCCGCGCTGGCCAAAGTCATACGTTCAACGCTGTTAGTGCGGAAGAAAATCGGAAATGCAGAAGCTGTCTGTATATACGCCGTTGAACCAACGACAAACAGATCAAGCGCGTCTGCGCCGCCGCTTACACGCAACGAGGATGCACTTGCGCCTGCAATATGAAGCGTAGTACCGCCGCCGCCGCCAGCAGGCGACGTTGTGCCAATCCCGACGTTGCCTGCGCTGGTGATACGCATGGATTCCGCGCCGCCTTCGCTAAACGCGATGGTGTCCGCGCCAGGCGACCACATCCCCGTGTTGGTGTCGCCCGTAAAAGTGTACGCAGGCGTGCCAACGGCGCCTAGACCAGTGGCAATGCTAGTGGCGCTTACGTCACGGCCTGCGGTCAGATTGGACACAGCGACTTTTACGGTTGCGCCGCTTTGCACAATCGGCAGCACTTCCGTACCCGCCAGAGGGGTCGTCGCAGCCGTAAGAGCAGAGATTTTTTTGTCAGCCATCTGTATTACTCCAAAAGTATCAGCCCACCGTCCTCTTGGACGAGGTTGTCACCATCTTCGGTTTCTAGGTTGCCCTGCGCTTGGTCAGGCCCATAACCCGAAAACAACGCAATAATGCCCCCTAGACCGAGGGCAACGCTGTTACGAAGGGCGACGCCGAAACTCATGGCTTAGTTCTTATTAAGCGGCTTGCAATATACAGTGCCGCCTGTTGACACTTGGATCGCGCTAACGCGCCACGGCGCGCCCGACGTGTTGAGCGGTACGGCAAACGGGATAGGAGTAAAGGCTGGAATCGGAGTGCTGGCGGTCGTGGCGGTCGCGCCGACGCCGACTTCAATGTAGCACGCCTGATCCGACCAGACGAGGACGCCTTGCGGCCCTGGCAGCCATGCAGTCGTGCTACCCGCCGTCCCGGTGTATGCCACCGAGTAGGACGGATAATCGGCCTTGCTCATAGGGTTAAGCAGTTCCATAGTCTTTCCTTACGCCAGAAATTTCAGCTTATACAGGGTGGAGTAGTACAGGCCAAAAATCTCGTCGATAATGTTCTGGAGCGGGGTACACTCCTTATCAACAACCTTATAGCGCATTTGCTCAAGGTCTTCTAGCTGGCCTTCGAGAAACTCGACCACGTTGTTGGTCTTTTTAGCCGACATCAGCGAGATCGGCCCGATCAGGCCGTACTTGCCTTGGTAGGCTTCAGCAAACTTGTCTGCCAAGTCGATAACACCGTCGTAAAACTCGTTCAGCGCAACGTGCTTGGCATAGCTGCGCGTGTTCAAGTGGGCGGAATGTGTCACATCCCGCGCCAGAAACAGCATCCCTACAAAGTCCGCGCACTTCATTCCATCATTCCTTCAGGCGGCATTTCGGGCTGCATTTCGCCCATCTCTGGCATCTCAGGCTGTTCCATCTCCATGTCGGGCATCTCGCGCATCTGAGGCGCGCCGCCGATCAGGTCGCCGGTGTCCAGCGCCGCAGCGATGGTGCCCATGACGATGTCCTGAATCTGCTCTGGCGTCATGCTCTGCTGCACGGCGCTGATCCGCTTCGTCTCAGCGTCGTAGGCATCCACCTGGGCCTTGTATTCCTTGATGTCCACCTCGCGCTGGGCAACGCTGTCCTGCACGTTGGAGATGATGTCCGTCATGCGGTTCAGTTCTTGCGTCATGGCCTCCATCTGCTGCTGGGCTGCCATCATCTCAGGCGACTGATCGCCTTCCGACAGAACCTTCGGATCAAGAATCTTCTTGAACCGCGCTGCCATCTCCTGCGCGCCCGGCCAATCCATGTTCTTGATAAACAGATCGCCTGCCACAGTCCAAAGCTGCGGGTTGGATTGCAGGATCATCGACATGGCGTCCAAGGCTTCCTGACGCTTGGTCATGTAGCCTGGGCCGGTCGTGACCATCACGTCGTAGGTGCCAACGCTGGGGTTGTAGACCTTTTCGATCAACGCACCCATCTGGTCGCGGATTTCCTTGACAGGTTCAACCTGCGACGGGTTGAACTTGACCATATCGACTTCGCCGTCAACGCCGATAATGCGGGCGATGCGCTGCGTGTCGTAAATCTTCGGAATCATGTCCACGATCTGCCGGGTGATGTGGCGGATCGCACGGGCCAGATTGTCCACGTAGTGGTAAGTACCCACGTCGCCCTGCTTCTCGCGGGCGAGGATGGCTTTACCGGAGCGTTCGTTACCCTGCATCCCAAGGCTGGCGTCGTACTGGCCAGTGGTTCCCTTGATGTCGTCAGCAGCCCCCATCTTGGCCTGGATCAAGCCGGTCTGGGGCAACGGAGGAGGCGCGCGCTGGGGCAGGGGGAGGACAGCCCCGGCTCCATCCGTCACGTCGGGATTGACTTCCAGATACGGCCAATTGGTCGTATTGGCAGTCTTCCACTGCATTTCGTAGCCTTCAAACTGGCCGCCATAGCCAATGAAGGGCGCCTTGGGGGCCAGCGCCAGCATCTCGGCTTCTTGGCTCGTCCAGTAGTTGTACATGCGCTGGGCGTCCTTGGCGTTCCGCACAAGGCCGCTGATGTACATCTGGCCGTCAACTTCCCACTCGTTGCCGATGACGCGCACGACCGGAATCCACTTGCCGGCCCATTCGCGCTCTTGCAGCACGTCAAAGCCGTTGGTCTTCATCCACATGACCTTCTTGCGGTCAACTTCGCGGCTGCGAATCGGCTTGCCGAACATGGCCGTAAGCTGCTTGTCTTGCGGCGTGCCGCGGTAGGCAGTCTGGTTGTCCGGGTACAGGTGCAGCGTGGCTTTTTCGTAGGTGTTGTAGAAATATTCCGCGATGCGGATCGTGTCTTCCTGAAGCCACGATGAAATGCCCTGATCGCCGACGCCCTGGCTGTACAGCGTGCTGATCGGCGTGGCGTCGGGGAACATCCGCTCATATTCTTCTTTGAGGATGTCTTCGGTCACGAAACACCACTCAGCGTCGGCGCCGCACGGGTCTTGAATCGTCGGGTCCATGTAGACGCTGAACGAGTTGCGGACGCGCGCGATGCGGATGTCCTGATCGAACGTCTCGTCGTTGCAGTATTCCGTCAGCAGGCGGATGTAGCCCTCACCGTAGGTCACCTGGTTGTCGCAGGCGGTGTCGTAGGCCACGTCGGCGTCGGACATATACTCGATGTGCCGCACCACGCCGTTGAAAATCTCAGCGACCTGTACGTCGGCGTTGTCGTCCGCCGGGATGACCTTGCCGCTGGGCCGGTTCTGGCGCTGTTCGTTCGTCACCTGACGGACGTGCTGCGGCAGCTTGTTGATGGTCAGGCACGGACGCGCGTTGATGGTCTGGCCCTGCACGCTGCCGCGGGTCGCCAGCACGTCGGCGGGCCACTGCCATTGGTTGTCCGGGCTGCCGGCCATGAACCGCAGATCGTCCAGTTCGTCTTCGCGGCTGTCCGAGTACGCCGACTGCGCCATTTTCAGGCGGTGGCGCATGGTTGCCATCTTGTCTTCGTCGCGCGCAGGAACCTTCTCAGGGTTTGACCCCACGTTGGCGACTTGGCCCGCCTTCTGGATGCCTGTGGGGTCGGCCATATGCTTACTTCTTACCCTTTTTGGCCGCTTCGCGCTTGACGCTGTAGGCGATAGCTACAGCCTGTTTGACCGGCTTACCAGCCTTCACTTCCGCCTTGATGTTCTTGCGGAACGCCTCTTTGCCGGTGGATTTGACCAAAGGCACGTTATTTGGCCTTCTTCATGGGTGTCTCACGCATCCGCGTGGTGATGCTGATGATGTCCTTGCCGCCAGCGGTCGGCACAGGCTTACGCGCCAGCGGGATCGCGTCCATCTCAGCCTTCGGTTTGGGCATTTTCAGGCCCATCGGCGTCTTCATGGGGGTCATGCGGCGCATTATTTGCCCTTTTTGGCTGTTTTGGCGCTCTCTTTGAACGCTTTTGCAGTCGGGGCGCCTTTGGCGCCCGGTTTACGCATCTTTTCGCCAGAACCAGCGGCAATCCGCTCCTTCTTGGCGTGGATGTTGGCATACAGACCAGGCTTCTTCATGAGCATTTCCACCGTTTGAGGCTGGCTTTGGCGCGTTCGCCGTCCTTAGCCTTGGCTGCAACCGCGCCCATACGCGCACAAAAGCTGGCCTTGCGGCCTGCGTCGGCCTTCGTCTTGGGGTTGGGTGCCGGCGGCTTCAGGTTTGACCCCGTTTCGCGGTTGTACTTGGCCCGACCCTTTTCAGTCAGTCCCGCACCCTTGGACGCGGGCAGTTTTTCCCCACGTCCGACAGCCAACGAAACAGACTTCTTCTTGTCGGCCACGCTACGACCCCATCCAACTTGTAGCTACACCGCCGGAAGAATATCCGCCCATGCGTTTCTTGTCAACGCGCCCTTCGCGGTGCGCTACCGGGAACGCGAACGTCACCGCGATGGCGTCGGCGGCGTCTGGTGACGCCAGCCCGCGTGACCGCATATCCTTCTTTGACTCAAGGAACAGCGTCCCCTTGCTGTCCGGCTTCGTCTTCGGCCCGATCAGGTCAGACTTCAGGAAGCGGTCAGGCGGCACGCTGGCTGTCTTGAGCCAGTCACGCATTGCGCCCCACATCTCGGCGCGCTTGTTGCCGTACATGAGTTGCTTCTGCGCTTTGTTGCCGAAGTTGACGCCGCGCACCTTGTACCGCTGCTCCTTCAGCCGATCCACGACGCCTGCGCCCAGCCCGCCCTCGTCGATCACCGTCAGCGCAGGCTTGTACTCCTCAATGGCGTCGATGACGTGGCCGACCACTTCCATTGTGTCTGCCCCGCGCAGCCGCTTGATGGCGACCAGATCGCGCCCCTGCCGCACCGCGATGACGGTAGCGTCCGACCCGAACCGCGCCGGATCAACGCCGATGGTGATCGGCGCAGACTCGTCCTTGTGCTTGGGCCGCTTCATGGCGTCATCTACCAGATTGACCGGAATGAACTGATCGTCGCCTTCTGATGGAAACTGACCGTACACTTCGACGTTGGCCTGGTAGCTGTCGGCGCCGTACTCGTCGATGATGCGCTGGTACAGGTTCTTGTCGGTTCCCTCGACCTCACGCGCGTCGATGTTGCGCGTGCGCCAGAACGCCCGCTTGCTGTTGAACGTCTCGTAGAAATAGCCGGTGTTGCGTCGCGGGTTGGAAAACGCGACATGAAAGCGGTGCGGCGTGTTTTCCGTGAAGAAGCCATCCGAGACCGACCAGATGCTGTCGGGGATACCGCTGGCCTCGTCGAAGATCAGCATCACGCCGTCCCAGTTGTGAACCCCGGCGTAGGCGTCCGGGTTTTCTTCCGACCACAGCCGGCCTTCGACCGCCCAGTAGCGCGTGCCTTTCTTCAGGTCACGCTCGACCAGTTCCGTGATCCACTTGGCCGGCATGATGCGCGTGGCGGCTATCTCGAACCAGTGGCTGTTCATGGCCATCGCCAGCCACTTGGTAATCTCGGCCCATGTAACGCTGCGTAGCTGCGCCTCGGAGTTAGCCGACACGATGGTTGTGCTGCCGATGCGCGTGGACAGCATCCAATGCACCAGCCAACTGACTAGCGCCGACTTGCCGATCCCGCGCCCTGACGCCACCGCCTTGCGGAAGGTGTCGTAGTCCACCTTGCCGTTGTTGTCCTTGATGTGGTCGCGGATGTCGGCCAGCACCGCGCGCTGCCATTTGCGCGGGCCTTGGAAGTGTTCCAGCGGCGTACCCGGCTCACCCCACGGGTAGGTCAGCAGCACGAACGCCAGCGGGTCATCCTTGATACTCGGCGACCACAGCCGGCTCATCAGAGCCATCTCGTCCTGCGCTGAGTAGATTGGCTGCTGCACTGTTGTTGTCCTCTATGCGGGGCAGTTCGGTGTACAGCCCCTCTATGACACGGCTCTGCGCTTTTTCCAGCGCCGCGGTGATGCTGATCTGCTGGTCGATGTTCACGTCGATCTGCTGCTTGGCCACCCAGCCGTGGTTGTGCTTGAGGATGTCCAGCGCCGCCCTGGCGTCGCCCGACGCCGCGGCGTTGTACATCGTCTTGGCCGCGGACAGTTCGCCGTCAGCGCGGCCTTTCATCTCGGCAATCTCGACCAGCGCGTCGAACTCCGCCAGCCGCCGGTACTGCGTGGGCGTCAACCCGGCGGCCAACGCTAGGCTGTCGCCTTTCAGGCCATAACGCGCGGCTTCGTAGATCGCTTCCAGACGCGCTTCGGTGGCCTCTGGACGGTCGGGTGCGAACGGCAGGGAATAGAAGGTCATGGCACCATAATAGATGACGCGGGATGCGCGGGCAAGGCTGCACTAAACTGTGTTGCGATTTTGCATAAAAAAATTTTAAAAAATTGTTTGCGGACGGTGCCCGTGACAGCCACGCGCCGCTCGGCCCCCCACCCCCTCCCCCAAGCTCCAGGCACAGCCTGCGGCTATATGTCGCAGCAGATTGGCGCGGTCATTTGCCCGGCTGGGCGGTCTAGGCAATGACAATCCAATCGCCAGGCGCGCCAGCTTGCGCGGGCCATTTTGCTGTTAGGCGGTTTAGGTTTTGTTTTTTGGTTGGCCCAACATGAACGGGATTGCGTGACAATCTGACAATCTGGGCGGTTTTGGGCGGTTTCTAGGTCAAATTGTCAAATTGTCATGGCAATTTCAACTCAGGTCAGAACGGAGGGGGCGCGGCTCACCACGCGCCAGCGCCATTTGCATACTGTATTACCTATATAATACAGTTATATTGAATTATCAGGAAACTACAAACAATAGCCTAAACAGCCTAACAGTCCCCTATCCCCTTGATATCGTGGGCGCATTTACCCCTTTTTTTTAGGCGGTTTGCCAGGCTCCCATGACAATATATCGCCAAAACAGCCAAAGCCAGGCTAACATTACAAATGCGTAATGATGTAAAGAAATGTGTTGCAGAGCCTGCCGGCGTTGATATGATGGGCGCATCAACACAGCAACGAGGGGAAACGCAAATGCTCGAAGCGCACTACACTACCGGCAAGCAGCCCACCCTGGCCTTCGCCGTCACCACCAACGGGCGCCGCGATTGGCTCGATACAGTCGCCGTTGCCGGCAAGCGCGAAGCGCGCAAGCTGGCAGTGGCGCGCGGCGCCACGCCTTGGAATTTTTGAGCGCAACAGGGCCGGCGCAATCGCCGGCCCACCACAAACGAAAGGAAACGCAAATGATCGACCGTTCCGCCATCGCCCGCGCTATGGCCAAAGCCATCGCCTACAAATCATGCGGCAAAGATGCCGACGCCGCGCAATGGGCCAGAGAACTGGTCCGCTTGCTGCAATGTGCCGATATTCTGAAAGGAAACTAAAATGGACTCCGCTTTCGCCACCGCGCCGTATCCGGCTTACACCACGAACGAACTGCACGCCTTCGTTGCCGCCGGGCACGGTAACCCTGTCATGCTGGCAGAGATCGAGCGCCGCGCCGCCCGCGATGCTGGCGACACTAGCGTGATGACGCCAGGCGAGCGTTTGCGCCGCGCCCGTGGCATTGATCGGTTTGACGTATGACGCGCGATGCTCTCGCCATGCTGGCGCTTTTCGCCTGCGTTGCCATTCTCGCAATCATCTAAACGAAGGGAAAATATCATGACGACCACAGCCAATAACGCCACGTTCCAGCAATGGCTGGAATATTATATCGAACGCTTTGCCCGCATCAGTGACAGCGCATTGACCGGCTATTGGTACCTGTATGGCCGCGACAGCGAGACGCCAGGCACGCCACGCGATGAGGCCGCATACGCCGCCGTCAATGCCGAAATCACCGCCCGCGATATGCAGCCATAACGCCACACAGCAACTAGAGAGGATCCACCCATGAGCCAATCCAACACAACCAACATGCTGCACTATCTCGTCACCGGTGACCGTCTCTGGAACGGCGTCATTGTGACGGCGCCGCTTGCAGCCGCCTACAATCGCCTCACAGACAAGATTGCGGCTTACGATCGTGCCGGGCGCCAGGCGCCGGAAAATATCCTGAATGGCCGCCACAATCTGCTGAATGGCCATTATAACTGGAACCACAAGTAACGTCGAAACGCGCGCTCCAGCGCGCGTCGCCAGCCGGGCGGCTCCCGGCGGCCTGATGAGACAAGCCACTACAGGACAGGACACTTCACGATGATCATTCAGATTTCAATCGACGCCGGCGCTATCGACGCCGCCATGCTGGCAACATCAAAAGAGGAAACCCGCCACTACCTTAAAGGCGTGTTTCTTGACGCTCGCGGGTTCATCGCCGGCACAAACGGGCATATGGCTTTCGCCGCGCGTTGCGACGCTATCGCCGGCAAGCTGAACGACGTGCGCCCGGCTTATGACACAAGCGGCAATTGCCTAGCGGGCGTTATCGTGCCGTCGGACGCTATCGCGCAAGCTGGCAAAGCCGCCGGGCGTTCCAAGGGCTTGTGCTATGTCTTCGAGCGCGACGCGCAAGGCTTGTGGTGGATCCTGTACGGCAACGCCCGGATCCACTTCGCGCCGGTCGATGGTTCGTTCCCCGATTGGCGCCGCATTGTGCCAACGGCGCCCGACGCCCTCACTGCCGGGCATTACAACCCGCTTTACCTTGCCGCCATTGGCAATATGGCGAAGGCATTGAACGACGGCAAAAAAGACAGTGCGACGGCTTTCCGCTTGCACCAAGCGGGCGAAAATCCCGCGCTTGTCACTTTCCGTAATGGCGACGGCGACGCCCGCGCCGATTGCGTCGCCGTGCTTATGCCCATGCGCACAAAGCCGACTGATTATGCCGCCGGTTCAATCGCCGCCGGGTTCCAATCCTAACGCCAGCCACAAGCCCGCCAGGGCGGCCATAGCGCCGCCCTGACACTACAGAGAGAGGAAACGATACCATGACAGCCGAACAAATAGCCGCCCAAGCCATCGCCACCCACGGCCCTGCCAACGCTGCCCGCGTCTACCGCGAGGCCGAGGCCGCCCACTACAGCGAGGCGCAATGGTGCGACATGGCCAGCGATGAGCGCCGCAAGCTGCAACTGGCCGAGAGTTATGGGCGCATTGCCGCCATGATCGAGCAACTGACAGGGGAGGCTTGAACGATGACGCAACGCCCTCGCTCCAATAGCACGTTGCGCGGGATGCTAACCCGCCGCGACAAGAAAATAGCAGCGCTAGCCGAACGGATGTGGGAGGCTAGGCGGATTGCCGCTGATGCCGTGCTGCTGGCGAAGCGATTGCGCGCCGATAACGCCGCGCTGCAAAAGAACATCGCCGCGCTGCAAAAGCCGGGTAGCGCCGCCAAACGAATGCAACGCTCTAGAGGCGCTGTTGACGTGTTAAACCACATAGCCCCGTTGGCCGCCGAAATTGAGCGCGCGTTGCGTCAATACAATACTGAACAACCATAACCGACAGGAAAGGAACCGACACCATGAACGACCGCACCTATTACCGCACGCTGCCCACGCTGGCGCTGTTGGACGCTGCCAAGTACAGCGACAACGAATTGGCAATTGTCTTGGCCGAACGGCTGGCAGACGCCCAGGCCGACATTGCCAAGCTCTGGCGCCAATGGGATGCCAAGCTGGCCAGTCAGTATGACGACTGAACATGGCCGGCTTGTGCATCGCGCTGGCGCTGTTGGCGCTGGCCCTACTGATTGAGGATGATAAATGAACACCGTAACCGCCACGCGCCTAGAGCGCGACATACTGCAGGATGCCGCTACGGCTATGGCAGAGCATGACAGACTCTACACTGCCCTGCGCGGCCTAGACGAGCGCATTGAGGCCCTGTGCCGCGAATATGGCGACTGTACCCGGCGTTGGGGCTATGCTCCGCACCACCTGCGCCGCGCCGTCGAAGCACGGGGGTTGCTGTCATGACCGCGCGCCGTGCTATCATCCACAACCGGGTGTTCTGGTGGCTGTACGATGACGGACGTAAGGAACGCATCTATGCGAATGAGCGCATCAGGGCGCACCTGTCGCAAGTGGCCTCTGTAGATGCCCGCATGGCCAAGGAAGCGGCGCCCAAGGGCAGGACGAACCATCCGCCACGCCCGCCAGGCACCGCGCCCACGCTGCCAGCCGCTGACCGCGACATCAGCAACCGGACGCTGACAGAGCTTGCCCATGATTATGGATGGGGCAGCGTGTACCGGTTCAGCGAGGCGCTGCGGAAACACCGCCGGCCCGTGTACGAGCAGGCCCGCGCCAACGGCAACGCCAAGTCAGCGGCCAACTTGACGCCGCCGGTTGCATCATAAAGTTTGACGTGCCATACAACCCGCCCAAACAAAGGAAACGACAATGCAACACAGTAGGATCGTCGGCGGATCGACCGCCAAGCGCGTCATCGCCTGCCCAGGCAGCGTGGCGCTGGTGGACAAGATGCCGCCGCAGCCAAGTAGCAGCTACGCCAACGAAGGGACTTTGCTGCACGACACCATCGCGGACGTGCTGGACAAGAACCGCCCGCCAGAGGCCTATCTGGGGCGCACATATGAGGGCATCACGCTGGACGATGACCTGATCGAGCGCAAGCTGCGCCCGGCGCTGGCCGCGCTGGATCAGATCGACCCCGAAGGGAGGATGGAATATGCTGTCGAAAGCAGGGTGGGCTTTGGGGATTATCTGCCTGACGTTTTTGGTAGTACTGATTTTCTGGGCCGCATTGGTTGGCGCGCTGTTGTGCTGGATTGGAAATTCGGCGATGGAATCCCTGTCGGCGCTGAGGAAAACGCGCAGTTGATGTTCTATGCCGCCGCTGCGATGCGGACGGACGCCACGAAGTGGGTGTTCGAAGGCGTGGAGGAAGTCGAATTGATCATCGTGCAGCCGCCCAGCGTCAAACGGTGGGTGACTACGGTGGAGCGCATCAAGGCGTTCGAGGCTGACCTGAAGGCTGCCGTCACCCGCGCATTGAAGCCCGACGCACCGCTGGCCGCTGGCGACCACTGCAAGTGGTGCGCCGCCAAGCCGGTCTGCCCTGTCATGACCGGCGCGGTGGATCGCCTGCTGGCGACCAAGCTGGACGCGCTGCCGGCGGATCAGATCGCGCACTATCTGGATCAGGTGCCGCTGGTAGAAGACTTCATCTCTGGCTTGCAGGCGCTGGCGCAGCAGATGCTGACCGAGGGCAAACCGGTGGGCGACTGGAAGCTGGTGCCGAAGCGCGCGACGCGCCAGTGGGCCGACGAGGACAAGGCGGCGGCGTTCCTGTCCAGCGCGGGCGTCGAAGCGTGGGTAGAACCAAAAATGATTACACCCCCAACGGCGCATAAGGCGCTGAAGAAGTTAAAAATCGAATTGCCGGCTGACCTGGTGGTCGCCGTCTCCAGTGGTAACACGCTGGCTCCGGGGAATGACCCCCGGCCCGCGGTGTTGCAAATCGGCCATACGCTCAAAAAAGCGATGGCCAAAATCCAGTAAGGAAAACAATCATGTCGAATATCACTACCTTTGGCGGCTCCAATCTGCCGTCCGTTGCCTCTCTGTCGTCCGCGCTGCGGTCGCTGGAATCCGCCGCTGGCCCCGGCAACATGGTCATCCTCAAGATGGACAAGACCGGCCACTGGGTGTTCGGCGCTGACCAGACCGAGGTCGAGGACGACAGCCTGTGGGCTGTCAATCCGTTCAGCTTCGTCCACGGGTACATAGCGTGGGGTGACGGCGAAGTGCTGGCCGAGAAGATGGTTAGCGTTGCCGAACCGCTGCCGGAACTTGATCCGGCCCCCAACGCTGCCAAGCGCGGCTGGGAAATGCAGATCGGCATGACGCTGGCCTGCACGAACGGCGAGGACGAAGGGATGCAGGCGCGCTACAGCGTGACCAGCGTCGGCGGTAAGCGCGCCGTGCAGGCGCTGGCCGTGGCCATCGCCGAACAGGTGGACAAAGACCAGGCCAAGCCTGTGCCGGTGATCCGCCTGAAGAAGGAGCATTACCAGCACAAGAGCTACGGGCGCATCTTCACGCCGGTCTTTGACATCGTGAAGTGGGTCGGCATGGACGCGCCCGCGGTGGAGGAAGACGCTGCGGATGCGGAAGCCCCGACTGAGGACGCACCGCGCCGCCGGCGCCGCGTCTAAACTGGGCAGCGAACGCCGGGGCGGGTTGGGCCGCCCCGGCTAGTAGCGGATGAAGTGAGGCATCCATGAAAATCATTCCTGTAACTTTCAAGCAGGCGTGTGCGTTCGTTGCTGAACACCACCGCCACAACAAGCCCCCAAGGGGGCATAAGTTTAGCATTGGTGTCCAAGACGACGCCGGCGCACTGATCGGCGTTGCGATGGCAGGCCGTCCAATTTCGCGGCATCAAGACAACGGGCTTACGTTGGAAGTGAACCGCACTTGCACTGACGGTGCCAGAAACGCCAACTCCATGCTTTACGGGGCTGTTTGGCGTGCTGCCAAAGCGATGGGTTACGTTCGCTGCATCACCTACACGCAGCACGACGAAACAGGCGCATCTTTGCGCGCTGTCGGCTGGCGTCGCGTCAAAGATTTGCCGCCGAACAAGGGCTGGAGCGTGCCATCTAGGCAGCGCGAGGACATTGGCTCTGCTGGCGTCGCCCGCGTTCTGTGGGATATTTCACGATGACTATCCTATGGCTCGATTTCGAGACGCGCAGCCGCTGTGACTTGCCGGCCAAGGGCGTCTACAACTACGCGCAGGACGCCAGCACCGACGTGCTGTGCATGTCCTACGCCTTCGACGATGACGCGGTGCGGACGTGGACGCCTGACCAGCCGTTCCCGGCTGACGTGCGCCACCACACCGGCCAGATCCGGGCACACAACGCCGCGTTCGAGCGGCTGGTGTTCTGGTACGTTCTACAGATCGACTACGCGCTGGAGCAGTTCTACTGCACCGCAGCACAAGCCCGCGCCAACTGCGCGCCGGGCAGTCTGGAGGACGTGGGCCGGTTCGCTGGCGCCAGCATGAAGAAAGATCACCGCGGCGCGCAACTGATCCGGCTGCTGTCGATCCCGCAGGCGGACGGCACCTTCCGCGATGACCCCGACCTGATGGCTGAGATGGTCGCCTACTGCGAACAGGACGTGCGCGCCATGCGGGCCATCGCCCAGGCGCAGCGTGAACTGTCCGCTGATG